AATGGATGAATTGGCGGAAACCGTCAATGTGTTGCTGCCGTTGCTGACGCCGGTGCCCCCATCATCAGGAGCAAGAGGCGTGGAAGGATTCACGTTTAGTGCGTTATTTGTACTCATGCTTGCTCCTGGTTAAACTTAAAAAATAGCAAAATAAAGATCGTATGCACCATTCATTGCCGTAGCAGAAAAATTTGTAATATCATAAGTTTCAGCCCATCCAACAGGAGGACTTGTAGGTTGATAACCTGATAAATCCCATTCTATTAAAGAAAAAGTAATATTAGTTGTTGTTCTTATAATAACAGTATATGTAGCTGCATCCATATTAGTCATATCACTTGCATCAAATAATTGATTACCTGTTAAATTAGAAGCTGTAAACCAAACTGTAGTACCCCTGTTTATTATTACATCATAAGAATCAGTTGAACTTGTGTTTATAGTTAATTGTTGTAGTATGCTTGGTAAATAATTTGCGTTTATTTTTAAACCAGAACTATCAATCATTCCAGTATAAGTTTGAGGTAAACCAAAACCTGTTACTAATGTTGGAAATGCTGTAACTTGTTCTGCTGGTGCTACACTACCCTTCTTTCTATGTAGCCACATATGAAGATTATAAAATTCTGGATTAGTTGTGCTAAAGAAATCATCTGTAAATACTAAAGATGGATAGGTAACTTTAATAGCTTCTACTATTTCAAAAAGTCTTATAGCATATTTTAAATCAGAATATAATACACCGTGATCGTGTTGACCTCCTCCAGTATGGTAATATAAATTCCCCGTATCGTTTGTGTGTGCTGATGTATTACTATTATAAAATAACCTTGATTCTTCACCACTTGCACCAGATGTTATAAGAGGACATAGTATTGCACCAGATGCACTTTGTAATCTTGCTTTTACAGTAGCAGCATCATAGTTTAAATTGTATTGGTTCAAATCACTTAAATTTCCTAATTTATCTTCTCTTAATATATCTTTTACGTTTACTGTTTCTCCAAAGAATGTAATTTTGTACGAGTGTGCTTTGTTGTTTTTTAACGTAACACCATCAAGCCCTATAAAACCTTTTCTAAAAGTTAAGCTATTTAATTCAATTGTTGCAGATACTAAATCATTAGCATTAAAAGAAAATGCAATGTCAATATCGTAATTATAATAATGCTTGAAAATTTTATTATTAGTCTTGCTTGCTGGTACATTAAAAGATTGACTAAAAGCTGTAAATATAGAACCTATGTCTTTGACGTTTTGTATACTATCAGTTATAGTAACACTTTCGTCTTTAAACAATTCTACTCTTTCGCCTTCTATATATAGTTGTATTATCATCTAACTGTATTCATTTTATCAAATGCATAATCAAAATCAATAGTATACTGCACAAGCCTATCATTTACACTAGTCTTATAATTTATACTAGATGTTTTAGGTACAACTGATAAAACTGTTTCTTTATTATCGCTATCTGGTACAGGGTCTAATAGTTTAGTTAACCATACTTGCTCTGATAACATTAGTTGTTTAATTACCTCGTTATATTGTTCGTTTAAGTAGTTTGTGTTTAGTGTAATACTTTCTTTGCCTGACTTATTATACTGTGCTACTTGTGGTTTATAACTATCGTATGTTAATGTGTCAAAGTCTACTATGTTTGCTTTATATGTTTCTCCGTTAGTTGATATGCTTTCTGTAGATTTTAAACTAAAATAAATATCTTGTAATGCTCCATACTTATTTACAAAAGTTATCTTATAAGGGTTATACCTTGTACATGGCTCTGTATTAACTTTAATAACCTCAGTTCCATTATCTGAATTGATATATAATTCGTCTATTAAACCTATGTCAACATTGCTTAAAAAGTCGTCTAATAAGCTATTATCTTCAAACGTTCCACCGTCTGCTAATACTCGTTCTTTATAGTTATCTGTATTATCTGCTCCAGATACCGATATATATTCTATTTGACCATTAGTATTTGTAGACGAAGATATTGTTTGTACTCGCTTTACTTCTCCTTTATATAAAAAAGAAACACTATCTGTATCTTCAGTAAATACAGGTACTCTTAAATTATAATCGTTTAATCTAAATATAGTATTGTTACTTTGTAGATACGTTCTACTTAGCTCTGGGTTAATATTATCTTCAAAATAACCATAACCATCAAAAGCAATATAATCTATCTCTGTAGGGTTTTCTGTACCGCCGGTTGTTGTTATAGTAAAGTCTGGTCTAACCCATACTGTTTGGCTATCATACTCGCCATCAAACTCAATATCTAAATAATCTCTAATAAGCTCAGCTATTTCAAATACTATATAGTTATTACTTCCAATTGGCGTTTTGCTTAATGTATATCTTAATTCGTTAGAAGTAGGTGGTGTTAGTTTAGTACCAGTGTAAATATATAACTGCATTTGTACGCTAGTTATTGTATTAGCGGCTGGTGTTACTTTTAAATAATACGGACTTCTTACATTTATCTTAGTTGCCATTATAACATATTTTTAATATCTTCTCCAAAAGCATCTTGTAAATCTTCTGGTAATCTTCTAATTGCTCTTTCAAAAGGTTTTGTAAAAAACAAACTTGGTTTAATTCCTTTTTCGAATATACTTCTAGATATTAAAAAACCTATAGTATTATAACTACCCTTTTTAAATCTACCTTGTTCGTCTCTTAATCTTATATTTTTTTTCTTAGCCCATTGTGCCAAAGGTCCAATAGGTGGTTTTTTGTTTGTATAACTAAAAGGTGTATCGTATTTCTTTTTCTTACCACTAACACCCTTATCTTGAAACATACCATAGTCTTCCATTTCAAAATATAGTCTAAAGCCAGCCGGAGACTCATCAATAAAACCTTGCAACGAATTGTAAAGTTTTTTATCAACATTCTTTTTCCCTTTTGTAAGGTTAGTACGAGCTTGTTGTATAACATACTTTTTAAAATCATCTAAAGCTTCTTTAGTTCTATTTAGCATATCGTCATGTCGTTTTGAATAACTACATCAAAGGTACCAGTCCAACCAGCTAACTTATTTTCAAATCTATCTACAAATGGCTCACAGTTCATATCGCCTTGTAATTGATATTTGTCTACATATAAATCACCACGTTTTAAAAGAGATGCAACTCTAGTTAATATAGCTAATTGTGTATTTAGTACATCTTGCTCATCGTTGTTTCCTCTAAATATGTTTTCAGTTTCGTCATTAGATATATCTACAATATCCATAGACAATATAGACATATTAAAAAGTAATGTTTTTTCTTGCACCGTTACATTATTGACCATTACGTGAGATAACGGAAATATATTTTGCTTGTTTAAATCAACATCGTCAATACCACCAAAAGACACTGTATTTACAAATGGCTCAGCAGCTAATGTATCTTTTATTTTTTCGGTAACACTATAAAAACCTTTCATCGTTTCATTTTTGATTTTATTCTCTTAGACTCAATTTCATTTTTCTCTTTTGTAAAAGCTAAGAACATTAAACATTTATGAAAGTTTGTGTTTTCAACCTGCTCAAATTCTTTAAGGCTTCCTCCAGCGATAGCCCAAATTGATTGGTACCATCCCCATTTTCTACCGAAGTTAGATGTTTCGCTATAGTCTTGTTCCCCTCCGTTTTCAAATAACTCAGGGTAGTTTTTAATAATTCGTTGCTTAAATTGTAAAAAAAAACAATTGAGCTTAAAGCAACACCTAAAGGCATTTTAGTCATATCGTACTTTTCGTCCTCGTAGTCTACTATGTTATATGAGTCTCCTTTGGTATCTGTTATTGGTCTATAGAGTACTTCCATTGCTTTATGCATATTTTTCCAATCAGCAAAATAAGTATCTAATGTGACATATTCGCCAAATGTAATATCATCAAGCTTTGGTACAAAACCGAACTCTAAGCCATCCATTTTAAATTTATGTATTAGCTTACTGTCTTTGCTAAATAGCTCATTAAAATGGTCTATAATGTTTACTAGGTCAGTATATCTAATGTTTGCTATATCTTTCAAGTCTATCTTGCAAAATATCTCAACCATTTTTTGTTGTATAAATAAGTCCTGCTCTTTATCTTTAGCAATAGCCAAAAACTTTTGGTATTGACCTAATGTTATTTCGTTTAAAGAGTCTGGTATAAAAACATCAATCTTCATATTTATATAATAAAGATTTGAGTATACTGTATAAAGTGAAAAGGTGACCGAAGCCACCTAATCTATTTAAACAATAAACAAACTAAAAAACTATCCTCGTCTATAGATTTGGATATAAAGTTCTAAAATAGCATCTCTTAATTGTCTTTGAGTATACCATTGCTTACCAAGCTTTTTAATACCTTGATTATTTAATTCTATCTTGCACCAATTCTTACCATACTTAGAACTGTCTGAGTAGGTTTTCTTAAGTGGTACTGCATATATAGTTATTCCTCTTTTAATACACCATCTCATTGCGTTGAAGCCGTGTGTATTGTCTATATATTTTTTTGTATGCTCTATCCTCTTTTCGAAAGACTTTGATGCTCCCATTATTGTTTATTGTTATAAGTCCAGTTTTTAATAGCTTTATCTTGCCTTGTTTCAAAGTGTTTAATAAATTCATTTTGCTCTTTTATTAGTTGCCTTAATATTTCTACTTGTTGTTGTAATGCTTTTGCAAATCTCATAATCCCATCCATTTATCAGCGTGAGCACATAGTTGACAAAACGTGCATACTAATCCAAAAGCAGCTATGTATATTATTGTGTCGAATATAAAGTTTTCTATCTTGCGTTTCATAATGTTTGTTTTTAAAGTCCGAAAAAACTTCTCAAATCACTTGGTAGTCTTTTGTAGCTTTTATTGAAGTTACCGTTTGTATATAGATGGTAGAACCTAGTACCAAATTCACCTATTAAAACTTCTAACTTATATAAGTCTTTTGAAAATTCTACTTCGATTGTATTGATTAGTTTCATTTATTTGTTTTTGTTTGTTTGATGGTACAAATATATAAACATCTTATAAACAAAAAAATTATTTGCCTAATTTATACTAATTATAAATAAGCTACCAGATGTGGTACTCGCCTTTATTAGGGTTTTCAAGCTGGCTTGTTATAGCATAACGCATAGCATCAATGGCATGATTAAATGCATCGATTGGTTTATTGAGTGTTGCGCCGGTCTTGTCAGTTATAAATGTGTAATTACGTAACTCATTAATTAAGTTCTTGCTTCTGCTTGTAATATATATTTTATTTTGATTGATTAGGTTTATTCCGTACATAATAGAATCTTTGCCTTTTTTTACAGGAAGGACCGTATGACCATAATGATTTAATTCAGCAATAGACTTAGGTTCGGAAGAATCTGCATATATAACATCTTCAACTTCATTGTCTTTTAATAATGCACTAATTTGATTATTAAGTAAACCCTTCTTGTATAAGACCTCGTCAAATATATATGCGTCATTCCACTTGTACATTCCTACGCACGAGCTCGCATCATTGCTATACCCGAAGTCCATTCCATAACAAAGAATTCTTGCTTCTTCTGGTAATTGTATTTCTTTCCAGTCTTTTATGCACACCCCTTCCAAGCTTCCAATTTGACCCAGGCCATATACCTTCCACCAGTTTAACCAATATGTGCTTGTCTTAGCTTTATGCTTAGCCGCTTCTATTTCTTTTACAATTGTTTCCGGTAAAGCCTCGTTGTCTAAATATGTTAACGTAATAAAGTCTACATCATCCTGGTGTATCACTTCCTTGTCAACCCAAAATACCGCCGCTGGATTATAGTCAAGCCATATATCACCAGATGTTCTAATAGCTAATTGATAATAAGAATCGAATGGTACATTGTTGCACTCATTAACATACAACACATTTCTCCTGGCTCCCCTTAGCTTATCCGGTTGGTCGACTGAAAAGAATTCAATGTAGCTGCCATTTGTATATGTGTATTTTAATGTTGACTTATTAAACTGGCTATCCCTATAACGATTGGTTGCCATCATTATTTTAAGAAAGTCTTTTAATGCACCTCTACGAAGATGAGGTATTGATTCTGATACTATAGATATTTCAAGCCCCGGTTCTCGTATTGCTTTATCTATTAGTATTGGTATTATCCCAAAGGTCTTTCCCGCGCTCGTGCCTCCTCTAATAACCTTTATGCGCTTTTTGAGGCGATGTAACTTCTTTATTGCAGTAGTAACTATAAATTCCATAAAAGTCCTTTAAATGGCTTTAAAACAATTATAGCTCAAATAAAGGTTGTTCTGTGTTGAGTGTAATATCTTTTGTCTCCTTAGGCTTGCCAGCATAGTAATGATAAAACAATTGTACGTACTTAAAATCACCCTGCTCAATACCAGCCTCTAATGCTTTAAAGGCTTTGTCTTCTAATGGTGTAAGTCTTTCAATTAACTTAATCTCTTCAGCCTTAGGTTTACGACCGGCACCTTGTCTCGCTCCACCGTTATTTATTCTACCATCCATTTGAATTAGATTGTTTATTCAATTAAATAATAAAAAAAAGGTTTAAGTGTTAAATACATTAAATACCAAAGGCTAATCGTTACTAATAAGATTATCGTCCATACTATCTTTTTCATTTGTTTTCTTTTATTTCTATTATAGAATTAACTGGTTCGATAGACATTATACCTGTATTATCAAATTTAATATAAGCTTCGTTAAAACCTTCTTTAGCTAGATGTCTTAATATCCTGTTTAGTTTCCTTATCGTCATCTTTTGGAAGTTTATCTAATATAGCTTGAATCATCAAGTATAATTGTGTTACTGTTTTCTCTAAGTTCTTTATTCTTACTATTTGGCTTTGTCTTTTTTCCATTAGCTTATTTGTGTTGCGTTGGCTTGATATATCTTTGTTTTATCATTACTTTTCCAGTTATATCCTTTGATTATTAGTTTTACTCTGCTCTTTATATCTTCTACTTTATCCATTGGTAAGTCTTTTAGTAGTTCGTATATAAAGTTTATTTTGTCTTTCTTGCTATTTAACTCATATAAGTCCATTTTAGCTTTAAGTAGTTCTCGTCTTAGTTCCATTACGTCTATATAGTTTTCTACTTCGTCTAATGTCTCCAGTTTATATACTACGTTTTTAAATGCAAAGTTTAAATATTTATTTTGCTCTTTCCATACCTCAAAGTTCTTTAAGCCATGTAATACCGTAGCATGATTTTTATCTACTGTTCTTGCTATTGCTGCTAATGTTAAATTAGAAAAGTTTTTTAATATAGAATAAAACATTGCTCTAGCCTCTACCACCTCTCTTTTTCTAGTAGGTGAGTCAACATCATACCCATACTCTTGCTTTACTAACTCTTTTATTTTCTTAATGTGTAAATCTTCCATTTATTAAATTTATCTTATCTATGAATTGACTTAATGTCAATACTTTTATTTCTTTTAATGCTCTGTTTATACCTTCGCAAGCTTCGAAGTCTTCTATCTCTTCATATATAGAAAGTATGATTGTTAGTTCTTTTATCGTACTACCTTCATATATACTATTATATGTTAACTTATAGAAGTGGTCGCTATAGTGTTCCTTTGATAACGTACTCATTGAGTTCTTGCTCTTGCTTTACAAAGTATGTTTCAAATACCTTTAATCCATATTCTAATTTCGCTTTACCTGACTCGTAAAAATCTTTACTAACCTCATAATACCCAAGGTCCCCAGTTGATTTATCAATCACAAAAAAGAAAAAATCTTTATAATTTATATTAAATAAATTGCAATATATATAAACTTGAACATCGTACCCATATTTTTTTGATGCGTAAGGAAATGCGCGTAAATCTGATGTTGTTTTCAAATCAGCTAAATAATTAGAACCAAGTACATCTGCTTTTGCTCTAAACGGATAACCATTAAGAATATCAAAACCAGGTTGTTCGAACTTAGCATCTCTTGTTAATCCTTGCCATATATCATTTTGCAATAAAGCATCGACAGAATACATAGCTTTGTCATACATTTTTCTTGTAAATACAAAATTAGCACTACCTACCTCGGCTACTTTTTCTTTATATTTTTTAGTAGCTTCGGATTGGACCTCGACAACGTGACATAAAGTATCTAACTTTTCTGGCTCTAATGCTCCTAAGTGTATAAGCCTACCCATTTTAAAAGCTCCAGAGTCTGACTTGTAATTTAAACTTCTAGCATATTCTCTTGGCGAAGTTATCAAAGACTTAATAGCCGATGAGCTTAAAGCATACTTACCTAGTTCACCATAATAAAAGCTATCATCGTACATCTTACTTAATAAAGCTGGTTTGTCCCATACTTTACCATTTAATAATTGTATCTTCTCGGCTCTACCTGATTTTGCATGTATTGACTTAATCTCGTCTACACTTAACCAACAACTATCGTCACCGTGAAAAGAACCATTTAAACTACAATGCAAAGCATGTAATTGCTCTTCGGTCTTAAACTCATAAGACTCATCTTTGATTATTATTTTTAATCCTTGTTTTGCCCAGGTTTTAAAACCTACTTTTGGCGTTGTGAATGTAACATGTTTCCATGTTGGTTTTTTAGTTACTACTCTCATTATTTATCTTTTACAAATGTTCCATTTACCATATTTCCAGTTCGATTGCTGATTGTGCCGTACGCTTCATTAATACAATGCTCAATACTGACGCCGCCCAGATGGGCAAGACTGGTAAGTACCACAACGCAATCACCAATAGCATCAATAAATTCATCTTTATCGTTTTTAAGAATCGCTTGCGCAAGTTCGCCCGTTTCTTCGAGTAATTTAATGTACTGTGTTTTTTTATCACCTTCATTATATATTCCTTTTTGTTCCGCCCATTGGCGTATTAATTCAAATTGTGTCATAATACTAATTCTGCTTTTATGTATTGTTCGTGTTTATAATTGTCAAGTCTATACTCGTTGTAATTTCCTTTTAAGATAGGCAATTTATGATTAACAGCATTTAAATATTCATTTACGGCTTCATTATGGTTTTCATAAATGTGCGCATTAATTAAATTTAAACCTAACATATTAGGTTGCAAACCTGTTTTTTTTGCAATCGTATTTAAAAATAAAGCGCAGACAATAATATCATAAGGTAATCCTAAAAATAAATCTGAGCTTCTAAAGTTTACAGCCATATTTAATTTGCCATTGCTTCTCATAAAATTAAATTGCGTATAACAACACGGCAAGGCTTGGTCTTGTAAGTCCGTAGGGTTCCATAATGTAATTAATGCCCGACGACTATTATTTTTTATTTCATTAATTGCATATTCAATCTGGTCAAAAATACCGTTAAACTTTTTAACCTGATAACCATACACTTTGCCTAAATTATTATTTTTAGCAAAATCATCCCACCAAAATATTTTATGCTTATGTAGATATTGCAAATCTGTACGGCCCTCGTATATCCATTTAAATTCAGCTAATGCTTTTTTAAAAAAAATCTTTTTTGATGTAACGACCGGAAAACCTTGCTGAAGGTTTATATTTAATGTTTGATTAAATAATTGCTTAGTTTTTATTGCTGTTCTATTTTTAGTTAACTCCCCATTGCGCAAACAATCAATTAATAATTTTTTATAATCATTTTCAAAACCGCTATTCATAACCGTTATTTTTAAAAGAATCTAGCGCAGCAATATAACCTACACAATCAAGCATAGTATCTTTCTTTGTATTGTACGCCATACGGCTTATTTTAAGAGCTATTAAACACTTATAAAAGTCTTCCGCTGTTATGTCCTTATTTGTTAATTCTGACGCAACACGGGCGGCCTTTGCAATTGATTCATCAATAGGCCCATATTGTCTTTGCTTTTCTTCTTTACGGTCAAAAATAATTTTCTGAGCTTCCTTAAGTATATTCATTATTCGTAAGTTTCAAGTATTCTCTCTTCTAAATCAGGTATAAGTTTATTATTGAATATATTAAAAATACCAGTCTCGCCAGCAAATATGTCGTGTATTTCTACTGAAGGTGCACAACCAGGACTACCCGTGCCATCTGAGTAATACATAACCATTGGCTCGCCAGGGTCATATTCATAATCTACTGAAAGCTCAGTATCGTGAAAAGTAATTTGTATTGTTTGTACCATGTCTATTTATTTTATTCAAATATATAAACA